GAGCATTTTCACCTATACCTACTCCTTCAGCACCAGTTGTATTAGCATCCATTGCCTGTCTGCCAACTGCTACATTACCAGCGCCTGTGGTGTTTGCATATAAGGCTTGATAACCAACTCCTGTGTTGTTGGATGCTGTCGTATTGGCTTGTAAAACCTGTCTGCCCAAAGCTGTGTTACTTGCGCCTGTAGTATTAACTAACATGGCTTCCCTACCAACTACAGTATTGTGATTAGCAGTAGTGTTTGCACTTAGAGCATCTGCTCCAATAGCAACATTGGAGTGTCCTGTGGTATTTGCATCTAAAGCACCTTTACCAACTGCTACCATTTCCGAGCCTGTGGTGTTTGCTCCTAAAGAAGCATATCCAATGGCTGTGTTGTTATCGGCTGTGGTGTTAGCATCTAATGCATTTCTTCCCACTGCCGTGTTGTTTGCTCCAGTCGAATTAGCGTTCATTGAATTTCGACCAATAGAAGTGTTTCCATCGGCTGTTGTATTGTTAGCTAATGCTTCTTCTCCTACTGCCGTATTGTGTGCGCCTGTTGTATTATCTAGCATAGCTAAATGACCAACGGCTACATTAGTTCCGCCAGTTGTGTTTGCTCCTAATGCACCATAGCCCATTGCGGTATTCCAAGAAGCTGTTGTGTTTGCGTCTAGCGCTGTAGCACCAACAGCTACGTTTTTTGTTCCTGTGGTGTTTGCTTGTAAAGCATCTGAACCTACAGCAGTATTATTGGCAGCAGTATTTGCTCCTAAAGCATCTGCTCCAATAGCAGTATTAGCATTGGTTGTAGTATTAGCATCCAATGCCCTCATTCCAAGTGCCGTGTTTGCTACACCAGTTGTATTAGCAACCATTGCATCTTTACCGACTGCTACATTTGAATATCCTGTGGTGTTTGCTGTTAAAGCACTTTTACCGACTGCCACATTATTACTTGCTGTGGTGTTTGCTAATAAAGCGTTTTTACCCATCGCAGTGTTGTTGTCTGCTGTTGTATTAGCATATAAAGCCGCATAGCCAACCGCAGTATTACCATCACCAGTTGTATTACCACCAAGAGCCTCTTGACCAAATGCTGAATTATCACCACCAGTTGTATTAGCATCTAGTGATTGATAACCAAAGGCATTATTATTAGTACCTGTAGTATTTGCCGCTAATGCACTTGTACCAACTGCCGTTCCTGTACCTGTGGTGTTAGCCTTTAAAGCCTCCGCACCAACTGCTGTGTTGTTTGAAGCAGTTGTATTAGCTTCTAAAGCACTTTGACCAAAAGCCGAATTAGATGCTCCTGTGGTATTTGCTGTTAAAGCATTATATCCCATACCTGTGTTGTTATTAGCTGTAGTATTCGCATCAAGAGCGTATGTTCCCACGGCTACGTTTTGTGTTCCCGAAGTATTTGCACCTAATGCTTCAGCACCAATGGCTGTATTGTTGTCTGCTGTTGTAGCTGCATCCAAAGCTTGGTATCCCACTGCAACATTTCTTGCACCAGTTGTTGCTAACAACAAAGCTGCACTACCAACGGCAACGCTGGTTGTTCCAGTTGTTATTGCACCACCTGCATTGTCTCCCACTGCGGTATTGTCCGATCCCGTTGTAAACGCATCAAGGGCGTTCTCCCCTATGGCTACATTATCCGTTCCTGTGGTCATGGCTGTACCGAGCGATCCAGAACCTAGACCGATATTGCCTGTACCGCCTGTCATATCGAGGACATCAGTTACGGCAGCACCTGCTCCCGCGCCATCGGCAACCACCATCTTAATTCCGCCATTCGGAATAACGACATTAGCGCCTGTGCCTTGAGATATTGTTACTTGATAACCCGCACTATTTTGAATAATCCACGTTTTATTAACGGTATTCGGTGCGAGAGTTACTGTATTGGTTGCGGTGATTGAGCCTGCTAAAGTTAAAGCGTAGGCCCTGGCAGCATCGGATGTGCCGTCTGCCATCGTAATAGTGTGGGAAGTCCCGGTAATGGTTTCTGAACCAGATCCCCAGGCTTCTGCAATGAGTTCTAAATTTGTATTGGTGCTTGTGCCCCAGGTTCCCGATTCGTCACCTGTAGCAATTTCTTTTAATCGTAAGTCGTTTACATAGGTTGCCATCTTATGCCTCTATTTATTTAATTGATTATAGTCTTTATCCGTCTATGCCGCAACATCTGTCCAGTCCGGTGATTGAGATTCGTCTATTTCAGTCCAGTTCGGTGTTTGAGAATCGCTGATCGCGGCCCATTCAGCATCTTGTCCTGGAACAATTTCACCCCACACAGTTAGCTGGCTGATTTGGCCTGTTCCGTACAGCCCCGTCAAAGAAACAGGAGCATCGCCCGAAATACTTAAATCCCCAAGAGCGCTAGTTCCTGCTACTCCCGTAAGCGAGACAATATTAGTGGTGTATATCGTTAGACTGCCTAACGCTGAAGTTCCCGCTAATCCAGTCGGATAAACATTGGCACCACCCGTTACAGTTTCATCGCCTTGAGAAACCGTGGAAGCGGTACCACTAACACCAACAAGAGCGACACCATTAGCAATAACCGTGCCAACTGCTCCTGTTGCCGCTACGCCTGTTTCTGCGACATTGGCATCACCCGTAACAGTCTCAGTGCCTAAAGCCGTAGTGCCCGCTAGTCCTGTTACAGCCACATTTGCAACACCTGTTGCGGTAAGAGAACCAACCGAACCTGTTGCTGCTACTCCTGTTTCTGCGACATTTGCAGCACCTGTTATGGTTAAAGAGCTTACTGCCCCTGTCCCTGCGACACCTGTCTCTGTAACAATTGCCGCACCAGTAGCTGTTAAACTACCAACGCCACCTGTTCCAGCGACACCTGTTTCTGTAACATTTGCTGCGGCACTAATACTTAAAGAGCCAACAGCTCCCGTACCAGCAACACCTGTTTCTGTAACATTTGCTTGTCCTGTTACAGTTAAAGAACCAACACCACCTGTGCCTGCAACACCTGTAATATCTACAGGTATAGCCGAACCCCAGCCGGCTTGACCCCAAGTGCCTCGACCCCAGCCAGTTAGCGACATGAGGTACCTACGCTATTCTAATAACAGCGTTACTTGCGTCTGCGGTTGGGAAAGATATTGTAAAGCTACCCGCTGTGCTTGTTTTGTTTCCACCGAAATCAAAAACCGCAACTGCTGGATCACCAGTGGCTGTGTCATTATAAATCATGCAGCCTCTTGCCGTAATTGTGCAAGTACCAAACGTCAAATCAGAGAAATCAGTGAACGCAGTTGTCCCCGATGTGCTAGGGTTGACATTTGTTAAAGCTGATCCGCCCGCACTATAGTTTGTGCCTGTTGCCTCTTGGTTAGTGGAATAAGCTGTGGTAGAAGCACTCATAGTCGCAGAGCTAGTATATAAAGCGAGCTTGAAAGAATTTCCTCCAGATGCTTTAAAGTTATGTACACCTTGCAGAAGCTCACTTTTGAAAGAAGTACACATTGCTTGTGTTATAGCCATTATAGTCTCCTAATAATTTCCGCAAGGTCCTTATGGCCCTGCGCCTCTAATTGATTACCTATTGTACACATGTGGTTTTTTATCGCCTCTTTCATGTAGTAGGTAATAACAAATTGACACGTTTTTTTAAAGGCATGGGCTTGTGCTCTAATTGGATCCGGCGCTGTGTCGCTCACCGAAACTAATTTATTAGTAGCCATTTCAGCAACTTCTTCTACTGTATGGCCTCTACCATGTGTTGTCTTTACTCCAAGGTTTCCTATGGAGAGTGTAAATGAATCAGTTTCCATTAATATTTCTCTGGTTCCGGTGGACCAATGTCTTGTCTCCCTGAAATGCCAGAAGGCTTCTCTTCCTCCATGACATCGGAAAACTTTCCGACGACCAATTCACCTTTGTCTAAATATACTACAGGAGGGTTATCAAGTCTATGGTAGCCATAGAGCTTTTCCTTTAAAGGGATGTTCGTATCTAGCATCGGGGAACGAGCGCCAATGGACACGTCCATTCCTGCGTCCATGCACTTAGACAACCAAAACTCACAACATCCTCTCCCCGATTCTCCAAAATAAACATTCGATTTATAAGCAAAATCTGCGCCAAAAAGACTAAGTTTTCCAACCTTTTTCCACAAGGCAAAAGCAAGGGCATAAGCGATTGTGTTGTTCAAGTATGCGCAACCTAAGTCTTTAACAACTTCTTCCAGGGGAAACAGTTTAATAGCTGGAACCCGACTATCGAGCTCACAAGAATATACTGGGATTTCTAGTCTTGGAAGAGTTTTTCTCATTACTTGAGTTTGTGGGCCTGCGTCAAATGTGTCAAAGAAACGTGAAACAGGATCCATTATAAACACGCGATCACACTTAGTAACTGCGCACATAGAATTAATGCCCCAAACCTCATCGTACTCCTGACTATGAGAAAGACTCATGTGAAAATCCAGTTGGCTTTGCCCCATAGCAACCAGTGCAATGTGTTTATTTTCTAGCATCTATTGCTGTTGTTGTTGTCGCGGGTTGACAAAAACCCTTTGCCTATCAAAGCGGTTCTCATCTCTCGTAGCTCTTCCTTCCATTAAAGCGGTTGTTCTAGCAAGATTTTCTTGAAAACGCTGTTCAAAAACATTGGTTTCATTAATGTCTTGCTTCATAAAAATACTGGCTTCTACCAAAGACCCATACAACAACAAGTCAGGCGCGTTGTCTGAAATCCAGGTTGTGCCGCTATCTCCAGCCGCTGTTAATGAAGCAGGCTGGTACAGATAATGTAGTTCAAACGTTAAATTAGCGTTAGGTGTTGGCGCTAAAATAAAGGTGTCGTCATCGAATTGTCCATAATACTTAGGTACCCCGGTCGTTGAGGCTGCTTGGGTATAGCTGCGCATAAAACTAGGGTGTTTTAGCAGTAAGTAAGTGTATTTACTGTCACTGTCCAACACAGCCAAGCTCAAAGGTGCAACAAAATCGGAAGGTGCAGACAGGTACTGGTTCCCTGATGAAGCGGTTCCGGTTACGTTTTTACGAAAAACATTAAGCTCAATTGTATTAAATATACGGTTTTCTGCTTGCTTAATAAATGTATCAAGCGTATTAGTAAAAGTTGTCTCAGAATTATCCATGTAATTCTGAATCGCTGTTTTCATTCCACTATAAGTAAAGCTCACGATGTTGGCCCTGCTGTTGCTGTAGATCCGCCACCGGTAATGTCTCCGGTTGTAGCGGTTCCTGTTGAAGTAAATTTATATTCGTTATCGTCCACAACTGTTATTGTATATCCATTTGAGCTTTCAAGCACGGTTGTTGTTATTCCATCAAACGCTTCGGTGCTACGAAAACGAACTGTGTCGCCCGTGGTCCTGTTGTGCTTAAACTCGGTCACATGAATTATAGCATTTTCTCCCGAAGCCGCTGTTCTAAAAGGGTTTAAAGGCAATAGTGCCTGAGCGGGACCCACTGAAACAAAGGCTCCTCCGCCTCTTGCTCCACTTGTGCCTGTTCCAGCAACGGCTGAAAAAGTGTAGGTATCCGCGTCAACCTTTGTGATCGAATAAGCGTCTGGATCAACTAAAGTTCCACTGGTGAAGCCATCAAAAGCCTCTGCTCCTCTAAAACGTACTTTGTCCCCGGTACTTCTGCCGTGGTCGTCTTCAAAAACTTTAATAACCGCGCTTCCCGCTGTTGAAAGAAAAGGATTATTGGTCAGTAAAGCATCTGCCACCGGCTCTGTTCTAGCGGGACGGGGGTTGCGCAAAGCTTCCGCGTCCGCTGTAAAATGAGGTGGGTTTAATTGTGGGTGCTTAGGGCTCCACTGATCTGGGCCAACTAAAAATCCGTCCCAGGTCTTTTTCATGTCCCTTAAACGATAACGAAACCCAGATATATCACAAATACCCCAAGCCTTTTTTCCGCTCGCAAAAGCCATTAGATAATTGTCCTAGACGGCAAAAAACGAGAGCTTACTGTGTCTATGTTTTCAGAGGCGGCTCGTGCCCATTCTTCGTCATAGATTTGTTTGAGCATTTGCACACGATCCGGAGTTCTTTTAATAGCTATATAATAAGCCAGTCCCGCTGCCATAGCTGGGAGAAACTCAAACGTTATTTCCAGTGTATTAGTAAAAACGCCCGCGTCTTGTATGCGAGTTAAAGCATAGTAGCGAAAAACATCTGTGGAGTTTTCTGGTGCTGGATATAAATACAGCTTCGGCGTTATGCTTTTTTCTACATAAAACTGCGTCGGCCTTGATTTCGTGCTCTTGTTTGGAAGATAGTGGTAATCACTACGACTAATCCTGTCTACTTGATAATCGGTGGTTGTTCCCCCAGAAGTGCGACGAATAACAGCGGAGAGCACATTAACTAGATCCGTGTCAAGATCATAGCTGGTAGTGCCTTCTGTTAAAGACTCCGTTCTTTCAACAATAAGCCAAAGATTTAATCCGCGATTCGCCCACTCAGCGAACATAAGATTAAGGGACCGCCTAGCTGTTTCCAGGTCGTAGCCGGTCCTTAATTCTAGTCCGCAACGTTCAAACGCTTCTTCGATCAACTCGTCGACGTTTAGATCGAACGTAGTTGTTCCTGACGTAGCCATTAGTTATTAGGTGCTTCGTAATACTTATTGAACTCACACCAAACGGTGTATTCGTTCCCCGCATCAGCGGTGGACGGAACTACTAAGAGAACGTCTCCTGTGTATCCTGATGCTTCTGTATTAACTAGACCTCCAATTGAACTAAAGTCAAACATGTTGTCATAGGCTAAAGTCAAAAAGGTAACGTTTGTAGTTGCGTCCCAATCAAGAGATGCAGGTGCGTCAGGCGCTCCACTACAGGTGTACCAGATTTTGTTCAGCGCCACATGAGCACATGTTTCTTTATTAGCAGACTGGTTCAAAGCGGAAACGTCAACTAATGTTGTGCTACTGCCTGTTCCATCTGAATAAACAGAACAATATGTAACCAGTTTCTTATCGTAGTCGTATTGAATAGTTGGTCCTGTGACTGAATCAGCCATGTGTCACCTCCTACGAATCTGCGAATGGTGTTACTATAGTTCCTGATCCAAGAATGAGTCCTTCAACAGCATACTTAGCAGAAGCCATCGCAGTTACTTTTACAATACTGCCAGCAAGTCCGCCCTTAGTGCTTCCGTTCATAGTAATAACATCGTTACTTGAGCCAGATATAAAGGTCTTCCCTGTTGAATCATCGACTCCAGTATAAAGGCCGCCCACAAACTTATCTGTGCCATCGGTCAATATGTCCATGTCTGTCGCCGCTGTAACAACTATAAATGTAAAGGTAGCGCCTAAGTTATTGGTTTGGTTAGGATCGTCGTCCGCGCCTGGTGCAGTCGCAACAATAGAAGGCAGTGTAAACTTGCCGTCTGCATCATTGGTTATTAAGACCTTACCGGCATGAGAAGCTACTGTCAAAGACGTATCAGCGGTCAAACTGACTACGTTAGCGTTCCCTGCGGAAATAAAACCAGCCAATGATTGAACTGGTCCCGAAAAGGTTGATTTAGCCATAATTTTCCTCCTGAGAAAAAAATAAGTCCTACCGTCTTGGCTTGTCTGCTAGGTCAGTCTGTAGGACAAGTTACTCCTAGATACAATAACTATACTACTTGGAAAGACGTGAAAAAGAAAGAGAAAGTGTGCCGCGTTGAGTAAGAAACCCGCGGCGGGGTTCCATATTTAGCTTGTTGCTTACGCTCCGGGGCTGCCAAAGACTGCTCGGGGGTCAGACCACCCAAACGAATATCTTTCGCGTGCCTTGTATCGTACATTACCGGTATCGAAATCCGCTTCCATTGAAGTCTTGATTGGTGAACGGTTAAACATTTTAAATCCGTTTGGACAATCAGTCTTAATGAACCACGCATCTGTATCAGTAAGATAATGATTTACGGTATAGCCTTCAGGGACCATGCCCATATTGCGTATAGCGTTAATATCATTATCAGAAGTAGCGACACGTCCCTGTGATTCCATCAAACGATCAGCGGTAAATTGAAGCTCTTTAGGAATAATTAGTTTCATTCCTTGAAGAGCGACTTTTAGTCCGCGTTCATCTGTAAATGCTGCAATATCAATCAGAGCTTGCTCTAACGAAGTTTCGTTAAGATCAGCCGAGGTAGAAAGCTCATTACGCAAATTAGCGCCGCCCACAGTTGGGTGGTCTGTTGCGCAAAGTTCTTTACCGTCGCCGCCTACATAACTTGAGTTAAAGGCTCTGTTTAATACAGAGGCAGATTTTACTTGCTTGGTGTTGCTCATACTTCTAGCAAGCGCACGAGTGTATCTTGCTGACAGTTTGTCATAAAGATTGTCCTCGATAGCTTCTTCAGTAATTGAAAACGCCAATGCAATCGTTTCATGGGTATACCGAGATGTGAAGGCTTCTTGTGCTTGATCGAATGCTACTCCGGCTCCTTCCGATTTAACAGGTGCTGTGTCGAAACCAGTAAGCATAACCTCTTCTTCAAAAGCTCTGTCACTAGATTCCATGTCATAAATTTCTTCATGTTCTTGGTCATAGCGACTGTACTCTAGTCCAAAGAGAGCATTCAAGCCAGGTAGCAATTCTTTTACGAGTTGCGCTCTACTTATAGCCATTATTTATACTCCTTAAGTTCCAGCTACAGGTCCTCTATAAGCATGTTCGTTAATTTGTACTACCAAATTAGCGTTATCTGCTGTGAGATCCCCATTAATATCGTCTTGAACCACGCCAATAATCTTGAGCTGAAGCCCTTGAGTTGTGGCGATTGTGCTTGAATCAAGCTCTCGAGTGCTTACGCCCGTTGTTGTACTACCGCCAATACCGTCTGTGTCAGCATTTCTACCGATACAGGTCTGCGCTGAGGCACCATCTGCTTGTACGACAAACAGTTGGTTAGGGTCGTCATAGATATATGCTTCTATTGCGCCACTTCCGAGTGCAGTTGTGCTGGCTGGGTAATAATTCTTAAAGGTCGGTGTGCCGTCAGTTGCAACATAGTAGCAATGCGAAAATACGCCAACTAGGTTAGCAGAACTAGCTGCTGCCCTGTTGATGTAACCACCTGCGAATATAACTAAGTCACCTTGAAAGATGCTTGTGCCATATCCAGAGGTAGAAATGTCGTATTTGTTTGCTTCTTGTACAGCCGAACCAACATTTAGACCTTTGTACGGACGAAGCCCGAAGGCTTTATCTACGTTTGCCATTTATTAAGTTCCTTAATAACGATGAATTATATTTACCGGTAAAAAATCAGTTTTTATCGACTGCTCTCTTACCGCCCAAAGTAACACGAGTTTGTCGGTTTGGTTTTGAAACCGACATAGAGGGATGTGTTCCGTCTCTGAAGTAATCGTTGTCGACTGCATCCATTTGACCTTCAGTTCTTTCGTCAAAGTGAGCTTGTCGTTCATGTACGGTTTCTTCAGGTATACGGGCCAATATCAGCCCTCCTACCCCAATACATCCTGCGTGTTTACCATCTTCAATGGTGGGAGCTTCAAAGTCTGGATATTCGTCTGCTCTCACAGGTTCATATCCTTCACGGAGTCTTGCTGACATGTTTTTTGTGTCAGATTGTCCGCGGACCTCTGTTCTAACCCATCTATGCCGATAGCCTTCAGGGGCTGGGGGTGCATCCAATGCGGATGGGGGAGACCAAGGTTTACGTCGAGATTGTTTTTCTCTAGTATCGGCCTCGCGCGAAGCTCGAGTTGTTTCTTTTACGTTGTTACTGGACTTAGCCATATATTACTCCTTCGCGTATTTTGCGTACTCTTCTAGTGGCACACCTAATTTTTTAGCTATTGCAACCTGCGATGGTGTGAGTCTCACAGTGTTCTTGCCGCGCCCTTTTTTCGGACTGCGAGTCGCAGACGCGACCGTTTGGGCGGGACGGTTATCTATTTCAAGAGGAGGCGTTTCTCCATTAAATTTATGCGGAAACTCTTCTCTTATCCTTTTATCTATCTCATCATAATACTCATCTTCCGATCCGTCAAACCCTTCTTCTTCGGTGAGTTGTCGATGAATTACAAAACTGGTCATGGTCATGGCTGTATCTTTGCCAAACCAATCGTTATTTTCTGCCCACGCTTCTGCTTTCGGGTCAGGGGGCGGAGGAGCCTGAGTCACACTTTCCAGGTCTGCCGGACGATTAATAACGCCGCTTTCTGTGGCTTGTGTTAGCGTTTCGCTCCTTTTTCTTTGGTCGTTCATGGTCTTAAGGTTCTGTGCCTCAACCGCGAGTCTCGCTAGTTTTTGTTGTGCCTCAACCTGTTTTTCAACATCGTCCATTTCGGTCGCTTGCTTAAGCGCTGCTTTCGCTGCTTCTGTCTCTGTGGTAATTCTGTTCGCAAACTCCACAATATAGTTTCCATCTAAGGCTGAGTTCCTTGTTTTTAGACCATCGTTTTCTTTTTTTACGTTCTGTGCATATTCAGTGGCCGCCTTTTCTCTGCGCTCGGCTTCTCTTAATTTAGCCGTGAGCTTATTGATCCGTGTTTTAACGTTCTTGCTATAGTTTTCAAGCTCATCGGTCTCTTCTTGCGCTACCTCTTTAACAACTACTTCGGGGTCTTGTTCTCTTTCTTGAGCAGTCTCCTCTTGTTCGACCTCCGTGATTACGGCGCCTTCTTGGGGTAGTTCGACGTCAACGGCAGGGCCGGAAACGTCCAGTTCCACCATCTTTTCTTCGTCAGTTTTAGTCAGTTCTTGTGCTGGCATGATTTATTCCTCATGTTAATAATTATGCAGAATTGCTTCTGGGTCGTTTACTTTCGCAATGATTTCGTCATCGTTCAATATTTTGACTTCGCCACCTTCTATATCAAAGCGGGAACCAGCATATCGCCCAAACAAAACCCAATCCCCGGCTTTACACCAAGGACCTGTTGGAAACTTATGTTCATCTTGATAAGCGAGTTCACCTGTTTTTAACACATAACCAAGGACCGTGGCTATTTGTTGGCGCTCTACTGTTTTTTCTGTCAGGTATATGCCGCCATCTGTTTGGCCTTGTCCACGATAAGGGAGAATGAGAATGCGCCAGCCGGTTGGATCTGGAAGTTGGTCTAATAGATCAGAAGACAGTTTTTCCGGATTAAGTTTTTCCTTATCCGTCTTCTTGCTGCCAACTTTTTCGTAGGCTTTTTCTAAGGGAGACTTACTAGCCTCCTCTTGCGCCCATTTCTGTTCAAGGGCGGAAGTTGCGTCACTCACAGGTTTAATCTCCTTGTTTGTCCAGTAACGTGTTTATTTCGGACCGTATATAAGCTAAAGCTTCTGTCTGTCCGGTCAAGTTTCGATAATGCTCCCAGTCTTTAACTTCACCACTAAGCATCATCTGTTGAACTCGTTCTTGTTTCTCTTCAACTATTTTCAATAGTTTATAAGCAAAATCTACAGTGTCAATGATTTTATCTCCTTATCCAGTGTTCCTATTCGACTGTTTCCAAGCTTCCCAAGACGATTTATCTTCTGGGGAAACAGCCCTACCATAGTTTAAGAAATCGTCCCAGGAAATGTTTGTTCCTGTGGGATATAGGTCTGCTCCAGGCGTTGTAGGTATATCAAAACTATATTGTGCTGCGTCACCAAGATTTAGTCCTGCTATTCCTTGGGGTGTAGAGGCCCCGGTTGTGCCTGCGGTTCCTCCACCAAACGGCGTCGTTCCAGCAAATTGGTTGCCGCCTAACATACTATAAGGGTTTACAGCCCCATAAGGGTTTGTTGGAAAGCTTCCGGGGGTGTAGGGTTGTGTAAAGTTCATAGTTGTGTCTACAGGAGGTGTTGAATCCTCTGGGCTCACTCTTCCACCAGCCCCTTGCATAGCTGCGGCTATTGCGGAGTTAATTGCTCCGCCTTCCCCTAAAGCAGCATCAAGAGCAGCTTGCACAGAAGCATCCACTCCTTCCTGTCCCAAATACCCAGACTCTCCCATCATTTGCTGAATTTGCTCTTGTGTCATGTAACCGGAGTCACCAAGCATTTGTTGTACTTGGTCCATGGTCATGCCTCCAGCCATAGCTGCATCAATCATCTGTTGAACGGCGTCTTGGGTTAGGTCTTCCTCGCCCGCGGTCATACCTTGAATAGCTGCATCAATCATTTGTTGTACTGTCTCAGGTGTTATTCCCTCAACAGGGTTCGCCGCTAAATACTCCGCAATCATGTCTTGTATTTCTTGTGGGGAAAGTCCGTCCATTAGGGCCTGGTTAATCATTTCCTGGATTTGCTCTGTTCCCGGCAATGCTTGAGTGGCGTCACCAATCATCTGCTGTACCTGTTCTGGAGTAAGGGCGCCTCCCGTTGCATCCATAATCATTTGTTCAATTTCTTCGGGGCTAAGTCCACGAGCCATAGCGTCATCTATCATTTGCTTAATCATGTCTTGTCCCACAAACTGTTCCGCCTGTTGTTCCCAGTCCTGTAGGCTCATATAGTTGTCAAGGCCGAGACCCCCAAGTGCGTCGCTTATGGCGGACTGCACGTCCCCTGTTTGAGCATAGCCGCTTAGATCGGGCTGTTCTCCTGCCAAGGCTTGAAAATAAGGAGAACCAGCAATTTGTTCAAGAACCGTGTTTAAATATTCTTCTTTTAATGTGCCGTCCGGGTTTAAAAATGATTCCGCCCCCGCCAAAGCATCGGGGGGAGGACCTTTTGGGTCCCCAATTTTAGGGTCCCTGTCGTGTTTAGGCGGATCATATAAAGGATCATCAAAAGGGTTTTCGTAAGAGATTGGCATTATTTTCCTTTGTTTTTAGCTTGCTCCATTTTTTCACGGGAAACCTGTGCTCTAAGGGCTGCAATGTCTTCTTGACTTCGCATCTTCTCTTCGTCGGTTTCTTCCCGTACATTCATTTTTTCTCGCTCAAGGTCTAATTTCTCTTCAGCGATACGTTTATCGTCTTCGTTCTCTTGTGATCTTATCATAAGTTCCTGTTGTTTCAATTCCAACACACCCTCATTGCCTTGAGGAACCTCCATCACTTCATTGATTCTCGGCATTAGTTCTTCTAATAAGTTCGCTTCTACCTGTGCTTTAAGTTCTTCTCTCACAGGGTTAGGCGGCATGGGTTGTGAGGTTCCTCCGCCGCCTTGTTGTAACATCATTTGCTGTTGCTGCATCATCTGTTGCTCTTGCATCAACTGTTGTTGTAGTTGTGGGTCCTCTTGCGCCATTTGCTGTAGTTGTTGTTCCGCGATCTCTTCAGCTTTAAAGGCAACGTGTTGAAAAATATCTGATAATAAAGACGTTGCCACCATGGGGTTCATTGTAGCCATGGGGTTTTCTAAAAACGTGATGTGCGACTCAATGTGCGCATCGTGGTCTTGTTCCGGAAACGCCTGTAAAGGTGCGCCCATTAAAGCGGCAGCATTTTCTAAAGCCGGGCTTGTGGGTTGCGGTGGAGGTGGATCAGGCAAGATCAGCGTTTCAATGTTCTGTGAACCAAGGGCCGTGTACATTCGACGATACGCTTCTTTGATGTTGTGTATGTCTGGGTTGCTTTGTACCAACTGTAGTTCTTGTTGCGCCAAAGAAATACGTTGAGCAAAAGAGAAAAAGTTTGGATCAGAGACCGGAATAACATCAACACGACCGTCAAAGTCCTGTTGCTTAATCATTTGATTTCCACCAACAACCTGATAAGGGTATTCTGGTGGAAGAAACTCTGAGAAAACTCTAGCTAATATTCTAAATTCTGTCTTTTGCGCATAATGCAGTCGTTTGTGAACCGCGGACATGACCTTGGTCCCCTGTTCCATGAGCGCTAACGTTGTTCCGACTGCCGCTTGGTCATTACCTTCGCCCACTTGCATGTCTGTAATGGCAGCGAAGCGCTGACCGGCTTCAACACAAAAGCCCATTAATTGAAACAGAGTTCCACTTGGCTCTTTATAAGGGAGAGGCATCAAAGAATCTTTTAGCGCTCCGCCTGGTGCGTCTACGTCTCTAAATTCTCCGGGTTCTAAAGGTGTCTCATCGTCTCTTATTCTTATGCCCCGAGCTTTAAAACCGGCGGGGAGGTTGGACAGGGTTCCTGCGTCTATGAGTTGTCTGAGGGCCGCTGTTGCGGTTCGAGAGAGTCCTCCGATCATGTGGATTAAACCAAAGCCGTAGAAACCCAGTCCTGGGAGAAACTTGTAGTGTACAAAATAAGGTATTTTTCTTTTTTGTGGGTCGTTTTCATAATAGTTGCGTCGAATAGAGAGCACCTGACTAGACGTTCTGTCAATAGTTATAATGAAAGGCAGGTGTAGCCCATCTGAATCTTCAAACCCCGGCATTTCCATTGAGACATGAAACTCCAGCAGTTCATACATCATGTCGTTGCCCGAACCGCTAATGCCCTCGATCTCTTCGACTTTATCTTGGGTCACTGTTTGGGTACTGGTGTAGGTTGGGGTAATTTCTATGTCTCGATAAAATCCGGACAACTGTTGACTACGAATCTCATTGTAGTTCATTTTTACAATGTGCGTAATTCTTGGGCAAGTTTCCAAATCACTGGCCGCATACGGCACCACTAAATCTTCAACCGGAACAAATTTGCTAACGGCTCTTTGCAAAGAGGGATCGTAGTAAACTTTTTTGAAAGCAGAACCGGCAAGGGGTAAATAGAACAGCAATTGGTCCATTTCCGGTGTGTATTCTTCCATGACACAAGTAATCTCATAATTCATAAACTCGCGCACACGATCGGACTGCGCTTCAACTTCCGGAGTAGCTAGTCCAATAATTTCTGTTTTTACCGGACCCTGTGCAGGGAGCAGTTCTTTGAACGCTTGCGCTTGAAATTGGGTAACGGATTCCGCTAATAGGGGGTGGGTAACACCGCTTGCGCCCGGGAACGGTCGATCGCGGTCTTCGTATTTAAACCCGAGAAGATCCAGTCCTTTGACATAGGCATCTTCCCATTCGTCACGGCTCATGCGGTCTTCTTCAAAATCACCGAGGAGTTGCGCCGCTATTGCTCCAAGTTCCGACTCATCTATATAATCAGCTAGGTTGGCGTTAAAAGGAATCATCGCCTCAACATTCATTTCATCCGGGGCATAGTCCAGAACCGCGCTGCCGTCTCGCGCAAAACTAACTTCTACGTCTCCGCCTTCAGGAATAGGTTCGTCGATCTCGACCTCTTGTCCGGCTTCAATATCCAGATCAATAAGGTCCGTGACCCGATCAATGTTGGTCGGCTTGTTGATTTCCTCGAATGCCATTGGTTTTAGTAAACGCCAGTAAAGTTGGTGCCTCTTTCCGCTGACTTTCCGCCTCTTGACTTACCTTTGCCGGCGCCGGGCTGTGGTCCCTTGCTGGTTTTCATCTCTTTGGTTTTCGCGTAAGGAACAAAGCCTTGGCCTTTAATGTCTAAGCCTTTAACGATTTTAGGTGCTTTCGCCATTTTCTCTCTCCAGATTTATATGTTATCAGTTTATAGAACTTTCACGGTCTTCGCAAACGAGTATTGTGTGTAGATGCAGGTGCGCTTACCTATTAAATCATTCGTTTGCCAGTCTTCCAAATAAATTTCTAATCCAAGCCCTCTCAATGGCTTTTCTTCTCGAAGCGTCTTTTTCCTCCGCAATGGCCTCTAATTCAGCCAAAATTTCTTCTTCTTCTGGGTATCTTTCGTAAGCAGTCGTTGCTGCATAGGTTCCAAGAATACTCGGAATCCCCCCTGCAATTTTTGCTTTTGTTAGCAGCGGTTTTAAGTCTTGGCGACGCATCCAATTTTTGTACCATTGCGCCTTTGCTTTTGCCGATCTTTCGGGGTCGACTTCCCCTTTTGTCCTCACCCTAAATTGTTTGTTGTTATCCTTTAATTGGTACACTTCACGGCCACGAGAACCTTGACGAGCAAGGTCTTGACTTATTTTTATTTGCATTTTTATTTCGGCTTTGCGAGTAATGTACTCATCTCTGGACAATAAACCAGATTTGTACAACTCCTCTATTTTGTTTAATGCCTCTCTTGGGTCCAATCCAGTTATTGCATCACCAGCTAAAGTACCTATTACAGGGCCTCCGCCGCTGTAATTTGTGATGAGGCCGCCCAGTCCTTTTTTGGGTATTTTTGGTGCTTGCTTATAGGGTTGTGGACGACGGACCATGGACCCACTGTCTCCACTGACGTATTCAAAACCGTTTGCCTTATACCATTTTTCTAATCTTTTTTGGCTGCCTTTCTCAAATTTCTTTGCAAACTCCCCTGCTTTTTCTCTCTGTTTTTTGTACGCGTCTGTAAAAGTTGTGTTTCCTGCTTTTCTATCCAATTGCCCAAAATGGTCCTTTAATGTCCTCATTCTTTCTGTTTTCCAACTGGGAAAGTACACAGGTGACATGTGAACCTCAATTCCTAGTCTGTCTAAAACAGGGCCTTTTATTTTGTTTATGAGTTTTTGAGCACCTACCGGAGTATGAGAACGCAACGACGCCACACCGAACTGGTTGTTTATGTCCGGGTACATATTCATTCTAATAACCGCATCTGCCATGCCGTCTTTACCACCAAGAACAATTTCCATTCCTAGGTCTGGGTTGCTTGTAAATCCGTCTATGTTGTCAAATTTTCCTGCGCTATGTGCTTTGTTGTGAAAATATATTTTTCCTTCCTCTAAAATTTGTGGGTCTCTTTTTCCAGGCGCTCCTTTTAATGGAACCATACCAAACTCTTCTAACTCATCTACTACTTTGCGCATGTTATAAAGCACCCCTTCAACGTCTTCGAGTCCTTCATAAAGCTGGGTTCTGGAGTTATTAATATAGTCGTCGGCAACATCCATGTAATCGGTCAACTGTTCTTTGGTGCCCACTTGCCAAGGGGTGCCCACGTCCTCTAAGGATCGTTTCGCCACGCCTTTTTGTTTCTCGAAAGCCTGCATTGTTTCTAATAAAGACCTTCTTTCCAGTTTTTCAGAGCCTTTGCCCATTTTTCCGGCACGCACCAGTCTTTTAATCTGTTTTTCAATAAAGGGGGTCCCTTTTAGGGCCATCACCCCTGATTTTGCCATTAGTTCAGGGTTGGCCAAACCGCCCATCAATTCTCCGAGTGTTTCCAATCCGCCGCCTTCTCGCTCCAAACCCATTTTCTCGGCAAACCATTCGCCCCCGCCCACATTGTCTTCTGAAAACCAAGGCTGGTCTTTCATAAGGTCTCGGGTTCTGGGGTCCACCTTTAATAAAATTTGTCCGAGGTCCATGGGCAGACCGGCTAATAACGGAACGTTCCGAGCAATGCCTCTGCCTAACTGTCGGTATTCTTCCGACTCTCGTGCAAGGGCTTCTCTTGTTTGATCGGGGCCCACGCCATACCTACTGAAGAAAGGTGCCAGTAGTTCTTGATCGCGTTTTTCTTGTTCTGTTGCCATTAATAATATTCTTTTCTAGGGGGTTTATAATCACTGTCCATCAACTCATCTGATTCTAAAGCAATAAAGCCGCCTTGTCGATAACGCATCAGGGCTTGCGTGGTCGAATCCACCAAGTCGTCGTGGTCGCCAAAGGGAAACGCAGCGCATTCTTCAATCACCTCATCAGCCCACCGCTTGTCCGGGGCCCAGACCATACCGGCTTCTAAAAGTGGGGAAACGGTATTGACTCGGGCAATTTTATCCTGTCCTTTGTTCGGCGAATAATTGAGCACCGGTATCCCGGTTTGCCGCAATTCGTGGGTGAGCGGCATCCCACTGGCCTTGGCTTCAATAATCACAATGTCCGGTTCCCAATACTCGTATTGTTCAAAAGCTTCGTTTTTAAGTTCCGGAAAATTCCACCGCCCTTTGCGAGCATCGAGCAACAATAAGTTCGGTTCGCCGCCCTCTTCGGGGTAGAACACGCACCATGTCGTGATGGCTGAGAAATCCGCTGTTTCTTTCTTACTAAACGCGGTGTCGTAACTTTGTATGACAAACTGCATGTTGGGCACCCGATCCTCTTCCCAAATCTTCCACCACTCGCGTTTTAGGATCGCGCCTTCATCGGAAGTGGGGTTTTGCATCCACTGGGCTTCCCATTTGGACACCGGAATCGAAGCTTTTACCCCCTCCAATTCGGGCAAAGTCCAGTATTCGGGCCATAAGGCGTCGTTACTGGGCATAATGGCTGGAAATTCCACCACTTCCCATTGGTCGGCGTGCTCTTCCACCTGTTTACTGAGCAGTCTTCCGGTTAAATCTTTAGTGCTCCAACGCGTCATCACGATAATAATAGCCCCACCGGGCTGTAATCTTTGTCGTGGTCCTGAAGAGTAGTATTCCCAGGCATTGTCCAGAGCCGTTGGGGATAATGCGTCTTGTTCCGAGTGAATGTCATCGAGAACCAGAATATCCGCACCACGACCCGTGACCGCACCGCCAATACCCGAATAAAACGCCTCGCCGCCGCCGTTGGTTTCCCACCGTCCGGCAGATTTACTGTCCGCTTTAAGCGCCACGCCCGGGAAAACCCCTTGATAATCCTCCGAATCGATCAAGTCCCTGACCCGTCGTCCAAAACGAAAGGCCAACTCCGCGGTGTGCGTGATTTGCATGATTTTTAACTTCGGATCGCGGCCCAAGGCCCACGAGGGGAAGTAAGTGGAGGCAAATTCAGACTTCGTGTGTCTGGGTGGCATGTTAATAATCAGTCGTTTTAGCTCTCCACGAGCCACTTGTTCGAGTTTTTCAGCAAAAATCTGGTGGTGTCGCCCTTCAATAAAATCAGGCCACATGTGTTTTACATAGGTTAAAAAACTATCCTGCCCTTCGCGCTGTAGTGTTTTGGCTTTCAGCGCTTCTTGAAGGCCCAAAAGCTCTTTGGCGGCGTCCGGGTAAAGTTCGGACAGTTTTCCGGTGTCTATGTTAGTCGCAGACTTTGCAGACTTCGGCATTGTTGTCCACCAATTCTTCCTTAGCCAAAGTTTCTGCTACGCGACGTTGCAGTTCTTTGTCCCGGAAACCACGGTTGTACCAATATTGCCCTGCTTTTTCGGGCGTCATTTCGCTTTTCTTTTCAGAGGACATACTTCTCTCTCCTTTTTATTTCTTTTTTATATTTATGGATTAATTTGGGTTTAGTGTTTGGGTTTTCTATTGCTGCAAGGAGGTCTTTCATCGAAGTGGCTTTAATATAATTGTGTTGAACCTTGGTGATTCCGGTTCGTCTGTTGTAGAGTTTTTCCGTCGGCTTAAATTTAGTCGGCATTTTCTTTATTGTGTACTACGTTTTTGCACCACCAGTAGAACTCACTTTCTCCCAAGGTGTGCTTCATTGTGTTTATTCGTTGTGTCACTAATTGGACGTTTCCTATTATATACCCTTTGTCCGAATTTTTCCTGTCAATACTGATATTAAGGTCCTGTCGTCCTTCGCCCCCGTGCCACGTCATAAACACCCCGGATAGCGCACAGCGTCCCTCCTGTTTGTGCCAAAGACACTTAACGTGGTCCAAATCAATGTCCCATTCCCTATCTTTCCGCGCAGCTTTGAGTTTGGAATAAACCACAGCGACATAGGATTCAGGGGAACTGTTGCGGGCTTGGTTTCTTTGTAGGGAAGTACAGCGTCGGCAGACATTGCGTTTTTTAGTGTAGTCATCTTTTTGTAGCTCTCGTTTACAAGTAATGCAGGTTTTTGTTTTTCCCATGTTTTTTAGTATACACAAATTTTTCCGGGGACCAGGGACTCCTAGAAAAAAATATAAAATTTTTCTGAGTAGGGACTCCTAACAAAAAAGTGCCAAATTTTTTCACCTGAGAATTTATATCTCGATCTTTCTCTTATAGTCAGACCCCAGGCGCGAGCGGTGAGCGGCGGGAAAAAGTTTTGTGGCCATAAAAACTGGATGAATGTTGCGCAATAGGATCCCCATATCAAAAGCCCCCACACCTGAGTAGATGTGGGGGCTGTTAGGGGTTAGCTGGTTGGTTGTTCTTAGCGTTCTCCGTCTATTATTCTTTTCAACCACTCCATAGTCTCCAAGACTCCCTCTAGGTCATCAGCGGAGACAACGACCTGCCTCTTGCCCGCACTATCAAGAAAAACGGGTGAGAGTTCTTTTATAGTTGTCCTCCCGTTGTTGATAGTGTGAGTAAACAGTTTCTCAATCTCTTCCATAGTGTTCTCCTTT